CAAAAGAAGGAATAGTGCTTGACCCATTCACAGGAAGTGGTAGCACAGGCAAGGCTTGTATGTTAGAAGGATTTAATTTCATAGGTATAGAGAGAGACGAAGAATATTGCAAGATAGCAGAAGAGAGAATAAGACTATACAATCAACAGTTAAGATTGTTTTAAGGAGAACACAATGAATAGACATATTTTTTTAGTACCGGTAATGTTATTAATAGTAGGTGGGTTATCCGCCTTTTTTAGTGCCACTTTATCTAATATGTGCTTAAAAGCAGCATGTGGGTTTAGTTTAATATTGACTGGTTTAGTTGGTTTAGAAATTATAAGATATGTAGATTAAAGGAAGGTAGGGTAATATGGCAAGAAAAGCGAAAGAAGAAAAAACGTTTAGTACCAAAGCAGAAAGAATGGCTTTGCTTAAACAAACAATAAAAGATATAAACAAGAAACACCCTGGAAGTGCTATTCAAATTGGTGGGTTAAAGGCTTGGGATAAGTTGGGTAGCGGTATACCTCAAGTTGATGAGTTACTAGGTGGAGGCATACCTTATGGTACCTTTACTACTTTGTGGGGCGGGAAAAGTGCGGGAAAGACTACCTTAGCATTAAATATGGTAAGAGAAGCCCAGAAACAAGGTAAGATAGTTTATTATATCGCTTTAGAACCTTTAGACTTAGAAAGGGCCCAACAACTAGGAGTTAATACAGATGAACTGATGGTAGGGTCTTTCCCAATAGCCGAGCATAGTTTAGATTCTATTATAGATGTGGCTAGACAAAAATTAGTAGATGTAATTATATTAGATAGTATTCATTCTCTGAGCCCTAAGAGTGAGCAACAAGAAAAGACAGGTAAAGAGAAAAGTATGGAAGATGATACTATGGCCTTACTCGCTCGTAAGTTAAGCCAATTCTTTAGAGTAGCTGTTCACCCTTTGAGAGAAGGTAATATAGCTTGCTTGCTTATTGGACAAACTAGAACTAGCGTAGGTTTTATAGCCATAGAGCAACTGTCCGGAGGTAATGCTTTAAAACATTATTCTAAATTAATACTGCACATGACTAGAGGACAGAAAGCAAACGCCCCTACAGCTACTATAGTAGATGAGGAAGGTATCAAACAAAAAGTTATAGTAGGGTTTGAAAGCAAACTTAAAATAGACACCACTCAAATATCTGGCACTAAACCAGAGCTTACTTTATTGAGTTTACCATATAAATTTGAAAATGGGTTTAACGATTTACTAGAGGAAGAAAAAGATGAATCTACTCAAGCTTGAAACATATTTTGGAGACCCACAAACGCTAAGTCTAATAGATGAAGAAATAAGAGAAGACTTAGAAAGAGTTAATTATTGGTTTAATATGTTAAAAAATAATAACATAGATAACTCAGTACTTATGGGCCAAGCTTTAGCAGAACTAACTGGAATAGGAGGTATATTATGCATAGTGGCTTCATTTGCAGAAACGGCTAGAGAATCAATTGAAGGGTTTACTTATGGAGATATTAAAGGTAAACATATTAAATTGTATGGCAGTGAAAAAGTAAAAGAAACCGCAGTAAGTAAAGAAGTAAAATCAGATAAACAGTTAACCGAATATAGAGGGTTATCAGACAAACTAACAGCATACGCCAAATCGTGTGAATATGTATGCTCAAAATTACAAAGTCTACTAGGATATTATAGAGAACTAGACATGAAAGGACTATAAAATGAAAACAGAAAAAGTATTAGAATATCAGCTTAGTGAATTGGTGAATGATTATTATACCAATACTAATAAGAGAGTAAAAGAACTTAGATTAATTACTTATTTAAGTTTAAGAAATGGTAAAGTTAAACGTTCTTATAGAGTAAAACCTGTATTTGGAAAAACAATATAAGGGGTAGATATGAGCGATAAAGAAAAATTTAGTTTAAAAAAATTAATTACTGGAGCATTTACTTTAGTAGATGGTAAGAAGTGGGGACAGACTATAGGTAAAATTATAGATATTAGAATGTGGGTATTGGTTGCATTAGTATGTACTGGTATTTATATTCACCTACTCAATAAAGCTTATACTAAAGCTCTAGGTGAAAAACCAGTAGTTGTATCTTGGAACTATGATAAAGAAGTGAGAATACAATTACTAGAAGATAGGTATTTAGTAAAGCCCGCAAATAGTCAAAAGCTATTTATTAAACAAGAACCTAGTGGAGAAATATTAAAAGAGATAGCGGTTCAAGATATAGCTACCATGAAAAAAGATTTAAGACCTTGGGCATTAGAATTAGAACCTATAGGTATTATAGGATATAATGCTTGGAATAGCAATGGTGATCCTACTGACTTTGAAGGTGGTGGTGGATTATCTTTTCTAAGATTCTATCAAATGAACGCAGATACATTTTTAACTAATAAAGGGATATATGCCGGAGTAAGTTATGACTTAGATAGCATAGGATGGAACAACTCAGCTTTAGGAGTTGGTTATGGTTTTGGTTATAAGAAGAAAGAAAAACGAGCTTTAGTATATTTTAGAGTGAGGTTTTAATTATGAAAATATTAGGTTGGTTTGAAGATGTTAGAGATTGGTATAGAGATGAATCTTTAATATGTCAACAAAACAAAATACTAATTTGGAGAATTTTTAATAGTGTCTTATTAATTTTAACAATATTACTTTTAATAAAGGAGTTATACAATGGATGATAATAACGCTATGAAAATCTGGGGTAAACGGTGGAGAGTGCTCTTGAGCCCTACTTCAGAAATTGACTGGTTACAAGTTAACCCTAAAACGTTCTGCTCTACTCATACTCACAAAGATAAGATCAACCGCTTCTTTGTGGTAGATGGTGAGATTACTATTGAAACTGAATATGGTAGTGTTAAATTAACTGCGGGCATGGAGTGGGAAGTTAGGCCTCCTCTTAAACATAGGTTTGTAAATTATGGTAAAGAAGTAGCTTATATGATTGAGTCTGCGTATGTAGAAGATAAAATGAAAAAACTAGATTTGCCCCATCATAAAATAGATGCCAACGATATAGATAGGGAAAGTCAAGGTGGTAAGATTATAGATGGTAAAGAGTATACTTTAGATAAACTTAAGAAAGATAAAAAATTGGAGTTATAATGAAAATATTTGATAGTAAAGAAGAATATGATAGCAAAGTTAATTTTGTAGACGAGAATAATGTATTTGTTGGATATGACCAATATCAAAATTGTTGTGAAAACGCTGGTTGGTACATTAGCGATAAAGAAGAAAATGTTGATAGAGATTGGGAAAATCCCAAAGAAGAAAAGTTCGACTTGGAAGATTACAGATTTGATTTAACCTATTTCGTTGAAGTTCCATTAGAAGGTGAGTATGCAGAAGGTGGGTTAGTTCGTTTTAAATTAGTTAGTGTAGCACAAGGGTGTAATTTATATTTGCATATATTTAACAGCCACAATGGCTATTATAGTCACGGTTTTGAAGTTAAAGATGGAGAGCAACAAATCAGATACGGAAGTATATAAAAGGAGAATAAATAAGTGAAGTTTAAATTATCAGATAACTTTATAGAGAAGTATAAGAAGAAGAAAGTTCCGTTTGGCTTTAATGGTCTCGGTGAGATAGTATTCTTAAGGACTTATAGTAGGATTAAAGAAAACGGTGAGAACGAACAATGGTATGAAACTGTTCGTAGAGTAGTTGAGGGTACTTATGGAATGCAAAAAGATTGGATAGACAGTCACAGCTTAGGGTGGAATGCGTGGAAAGCTCAATCTTCCGCCCAACATATGTATGATAGAATATTTAGTATGAAGTTTCTGCCCCCTGGAAGAGGCCTTGCTAATATGGGGACTGATGTAATTGAAAAAAAGAAATTAAATATGGCCTTGAACAATTGCGCATATATAGGAACTGAGAATCTAAAAGAAGACCCAACCAAACCATTTTGTTTTGTAATGGATGTAAGCATGTTAGGTACAGGTTGTGGATCTGATGTTAAAGGTGCTGGCAGTATTTTAGTAAAAGGCCCCAATGCTAATAGAAATACTGAAACTTTTCAAATACCTGATAGTCGGGAAGGTTGGGTAGAAAGTTTAAGATTGCTATTAGAAAGTTATTTCCACGGAACAGCCCCTATTATTTTTGATTATTCATTAATTAGACCTGCGGGGGAACCTATTAAAGGTTTTGGTGGAACTTCTAGTGGTTATAAACCTCTTGAAACTTTACATGAAAAAGTTAGGCTTACTTTAGAAAATAATGTTGGTAATTTAATAACAGAAACTTCAATAGCAGATATTATGAATTTAATAGGGGTTTGCGTAGTATCTGGCAATGTAAGACGTACCGCTATTGTTCTATTTGGTAAAGAAAATTCAGAAGAATATTTAGATTTAAAAAATTATGATAAAAATCCACATAGAGCTGATTATGGTTGGACTTCAAATAATAGTATTTTTGCTGAAATAGGAATGGACTATAAAGATTGCTGTGAACGTACTAAAGCTAATGGTGAACCCGGATATATTTGGCTTAATAATATGCAAGCTTATAGTAGAATGAAGAATGGTAAAGATTGGAAAGATCATAGAGCTAAGGGAGCAAATCCCTGTTGCTTCCATGGAGATACCCTTATTGCTGTTGCTGATGGGAGAGGTGCTGTTTCTATAAAGGAATTAACAGATATTGGAAATGATTTTCCAGTATATTCTTTAAACAAGGATAATAAAATAGAAATAAAAATGGCAAGAGTGCCTCATAAATCTAGGGAAAATGCAGAACTTATTAAAATAACTTTTGATAATGGTGAAGAATTAACAGTTACCCCAGATCATAAAATACCTTTATTAAATGGTGAGTATAAAGAGGCTAAAAACTTGAGGGAAGGAGACAGCTTACCAAGGCTTAATAAAAAAGTTTCTAAACTAGGAAAACAAAAATATTTACAAGTAAATTGCAATGTTTTGGATTCTAAAAAAGATAAAGTATATGAACATAAATTAATAGCTAAATTTAATAATAAAGAAAAATTTAATTCTATTTATAATGAGGAGAAAAAAAATGGATGGATTGATGGTGGAGTAGTTATTCACCATAAAGATTATAATGGTTTAAATAATTCTCCAGATAATTTAGAGATCATGTCTTTTAAAGAACATGCTAGATTTCATGCGTTAAGAGATAATAAAGGTGAAAATAATTCAATGTACGGAAGAAAGCATAATAAAGAAACAAAGGCTCTGATTGGTAGAAAATCTAAATTAAATTGGAAAAAACAACATACTAAGATGGCAAATTCAATTAAGGAAGGGATGAGTGAAGAGGTCAGGGCGGTTTTATCAGAAAAAAGAAAAGAAATAAACAAAAAATATTATATAGAGCAAGAAAAACAAACTGATCTACCAACAGTGTGGATTAATAATAGATTATATGCTATTAAAATTTGTGAAACTTGTGGGGAGCATATGATAGTTACTTGGAGAGATAGAAATACAGTTTTTTGTTCTATATCTTGTTCTAATCAATCTTATAAAGGTATGAAAGCAAGAAAAGAAGGGCAAATAGCTTATTTTACAAATAAACAACAGGAACTTAACCATAAAAGAATGGGTCTTTATAAGGGGCTAAGGGATAAACTAAGGAGAGAACCGTTATTATCTGAATTCAGCAATTTATTAAAGGTTAATAATATTTCTTTTAGATTAAATAAAAATTCAAACAACCCTTATATCTTTTCTAATTATAGAGAGTTTAAAGAGCATGCAGAAACATATAACCATAGAGTAAAGTCCACAGAGTACTTATCTAAAAAGGAGGATGTTTATAATGTTACGGTGGAAGACAACCATACTTTAGGAATCGTTCTAAGTATTGATGATGATTTACAATGTGATGGAGTGTTTGCTAGAAACTGCGAGCAAAGTTTAGAGGATGCGGAAATCTGCTGCTTGGTTGAAACTTTCCCAAATAACCATGAATCATTTGAAGATTATAAACAAACTTTAAAGTATGCTTACTTATATGCTAAAACAGTTACCCTAGGCAAAACTCATTGGCCAGATACTAATAGAGTTATGCTTAGAAATAGACGTATAGGGACGTCTATGAGCGGTATTGTTCAGTTCATCACTAAACACGGTATAGAAGTATTTAGAAAGTGGTGCGAAGAAGGATATAAATCCATACAAGCATATGATTTAGAGTACTCAGATTGGTTAGCAGTTCCTAAGAGTATAAAGACTACTAGTGTTAAACCTAGTGGAAGTGTTAGCTTATTAGCTGGAGCTACTCCAGGATTACACTACCCAGAGTCTAGGTATTATATTCGTAGGGTAAGGTTATCCAATAGTAGTCAATTAATACCAGCTTTAAAGAAAGCTAATTTTAAACTAGAACCAGCAGTAGGAAATGAAGAACATACTTCAGTAGTAGAAATACCAGTAGATTGTGGAGAAGGTATTAGGTCTGTTAAAGATGTTAGTATGTGGGAACAATTAGCTCTAGCTGCTTTTATGCAAAAGCATTGGGCGGATAATCAAGTAAGTTGTACTGTAACTTTTGACCCAGAAAAGGAAGGAGACCAAATTGAATATGCTTTGAATTATTATCAATATCTATTAAAAGGTATTTCTTTTCTACCTAGATTAGAAGGTGGTAGTTATAAACAAATGCCTTATGAAGCTATTGATGAAAAAACTTATACTGAATTAACTAAAAAATTAAAACCTTTAAATTTTAACAAAGTGAAAGGTGAAGAAGTAGAAGTAGAGAAATTTTGTGATTCGTCAAGTTGTCAATTATAAAAAAAGGAGAGTAACTTATGTATGTAACTATCAGTAAAATGTATGAAGGTACTAGAACAAGTAAGAAAGGCAATGAACTAACAGGGTTGTATGTAGAAGGTACTAAGCATGGGTATAAAGATGCACCAGATGAACCATATTCTAGATTCTTTACTGATTTCTATGATATGCTTCTGATTTCTAAGTTTAAGACGTTTAATGCTGGCGATAAGGTTAATATTGTAAATGAGCAACAAGGTGGTTATTGGCGTATAGTAGATGTTAAGTTACTAGGTGAAAATAGGCCCGTAGACGTGCCTCAGCCACCGTATGACGAACCTTTTTAACAAAGCGAGGCTTGAGTATGGGTAAGATATTTAAGGGGGCTTATATTGGCTTGTGTGACATAAAGGGTAATAAACTTTATGAAGGCAATACTATAAAAGCGGCTTCTCCCGCAGTACCTCACGAGAAATATAGAGAAGAGCTAATGGGGGTGATAACATGGGTACAAGAAGATTGTGCGTTCATGCTAGTTGAGAAGCTATATATGGTAGGTAATACACCAATAGAGCCTATGTATTATTTCTTTGAGATAGTTGATATAGAATTAATAAAATAACTCGATTTACTTGACTTTGGTGGCCAAAGGTGGTATAATAGAATTATACGAACGATAAACGATAAAGGTTAAAGATGCGATTAACGAATATTTATAGCTACGATAGAAAGTTATACTTGTTTATAAGAGATGAAGAAGGTAAACTTCATATTAAAGAAGATAAGTCTTTCTTTCCTTATTATTATATTAACCACCCAGAAGGTAACTATAAGAGTTATTTAGGTGAAGATGTATATAGAACTCTTATTTCTAGTCCAAAAGATTTATACAAACTAGATAAGGCAAATACTTACGAAGCGGATGTAAGATTTGAAAAAAGATATTTAATTGATAAAGTAGATGAAATAGAAGAAACTAACGTAAAGTACGCCTTTCTTGATATTGAGGTATTAACGAAAGAGCTACCAGATGTACACGAGACTAAGTATCCGGTCTCGTGTATTTCTATTTATAATAGCTATTCTAAATCAATTAAATGTTTTTATCTAGGCGACTATGCTAACGAAACCTCTATGCTAGACGCTTTTGTTAGTTATTTAAAGGTTGAGCAATTTGACTTAATCCTAGGCTGGAATATAGAGCAGTTTGATTACCCCTACTTAATGCACCGAATCCCAGACTTCGCTAAGAGAATAAGCCCTATAGGTAAACAACGATTTTATTCTAAAGGTATGATGTACCCCGCAGGCACTAGTATAGTTGATTATCTTTTATGGTACAAACGTATCTTTAAGGGGTTAGGCTCTTATGCTCTAGATAACGTACTCAACCATGAGTTTGGAGCAGGTAAGGAATATAACCCCGATTTTTCAGTATTAAGCGAAGAAGTTAAACTTAGAAACATAGATGACGTAAGAGGGCTAGAGAAAATAGAACGTAAACAAGGTATTATTAATCATTATGATTGGGTTAGACGTATAGCTAAGGTAGAGTGGGAAGATTTAATTTGGAACTCTCGTACTATTGACATGCTATTATTACAAGAAGCTAAGAACAATGGTATAGTATTACCTAGTAGAGTAAAAGATGAAGAGTCTAATGAAGAGTTTGAAGGCGCTTTCAGGGAAACCTTTGAAACTGGGGCTTTTTATAACCTCGGAAAATATGATCTTGCGGGAGCCTACCTTAATGCTATTATTGATTTGTGTTTAGATACTAGTAATTTAACTGATACACCTACTGATGACTCTTTAAGTGTTAGTATTACCGACCGAGTATCACAAGATATTCTAACAACTCATCATGTAAGACAACGTAAGGAAGCTATACTACCTACTGTATGTAGAAAACTATTATTAAAAAAGAGTGAGATTAAATCTGAGTTAGCAGGGTGTAAACCTACAGATCCTCAGTACCATAACATACAGCAGAAATACGATGCTTTTAAGGGAATTATACTTTCGAGCTGGGGAGTCATCGGGAATAAATATTTTAGGTTGTATGACCACCGAATTGCTTCTCTAATCACTGCTACTGTACGAGATTTATTACACTACATAAAGGCTTCTTTGGACGAACGTGGTGTAAAAGTTATATACATAGATACCGATTCAGTGTTTTGTGAAGATGGTGGGGTTAATATAGCTGAAATGTTAAATGAGTTAATACAAGAATGGTCTCAAACTAGATACAATAAACCAAGTAGCATTGTGTTTGAGTATGAAGGTCACTTTAAAAGTATTCTAATTATTGGGATGTGTAGATATATTGGCTATGTACAAACTAACAATGGTATAAAAGAAGAAGTGAAGGGTGTAGAAACTAAGAGAGTTGATTCTAGTGCGTTTATGAAAACGTTTCAGAAAGCGTTAATAAAAAAGATACTAGCTAAAGAGTCTAAGTCTATTATTGATATGTGGATAGAAGCCCAGCGCAAACTAATGCTAGACTTACCTATTTCAGAAGTAGCCTTTCCGTGTAGATTATCTAAGGCTGTTGAGAAGTATGAAAAGACTACGCCTATTCATGTAAGGGCTATGGAATATAGTGGGCTACATAAAGAAGTAGGGGACCGATTCTATTATATTTATATAGTACCTACTTCTTATCAAGTAGAGCATTGTGAATTATTAGATGGTAAAAGGTTAACTGATACTAGATTAAATAGAGAGTTTAAAAAGTATTATGGATATGATTTAGAAGCCGATTCTATATTTAACCCCACCAATGACTCTAGTAAATTAGTAAATGATTTAATAGCTAATTTAGCTTCTAGTGGTAGATTAGTGAATGGCGAACTTAAAATAAGTGGTAAACCTAATAACGTAATAGCATTTGATGAAGATAACTTAGATATATTAAGTAAGTATGAAATAGATTGGGATACTATGGTGCAACGCAATATTAATTCAAAAGCAGATAGAATATACGAAGCGATGGGGTGGAAATAATGAAAAAATTTGACTTCAATACTATTAATAATTTTGATAATCATATACTACAATCAATACCAAATTATGATTTATTGTTCAATAGCATTGTTAGATTGAGCGAATATTTTATCACTGATAATTATAAAATATACGATATAGGATGTTCAACTGGTAAATTGTTATATAAGTTACAAGAACAATTTTCTAATATAGAAATGATAGGAATAGACAATTCAAAAAACTTGTTACCAGATAATTGCCAGACTAACCTGAAGTTTATATGTGCTGATCTAAATAAGAAGTTTGTGTTAGAACCTGCTAGTTTAATATTTTCAATTTTTACTTTACAATTTCTACACAAAGAAACAAGACAGCTACTAATAAATAATATTTACAATTCTTTATGTAAGGGTGGGGCTTTTATTTTTTCTGAAAAGGTTTATTCCAAAAACTCAATGACGCAAGATATGTTTACCTTCACCTATTATGACTATAAAAAAACTTCATTTACTGAAGAAGAAATATTAACTAAAGAACAAGATTTAAGAAAAATACTTAGGCCGTATAGTACAGAAGAGAATATAGAAATGTTACACAAAGCAGGGTTTAAAACAATAGAATTGTTTTATAAATACTTTAATTTTGAGGGGTACTTATGTATAAAGTAAATTTAAAAGATTCCTTTCTATATGAACTACAGCAAATAGTGATAGGAGAAAACAAAGTAGGTATAGCTCTTTCTTCTGGTATAGATAGTAATTTAGTAATGATAGGTCTCAAGAAATTAAACATAGAGACAAAAGCATATTGTATGCATGTAGAAGGTATAGATAGCACCGATTTTATAAATGCGAAAAGAAATGCAGACATTTTTGGTGTTGAATTTAAAGAAATTATAATACCTAGAATTTTAGATATAAATATAGTAAATGATTTAATAGCAACGTATCAATGTAAAAAGAAAACTGATATTGAATGTTTATATCCTTTTTATTTTTTAGTAAAACTTTTTACTGAAAAGTTATTATTAACTGGATATGGTAGTGATAGGCATTTTTTATTATCAAAACACGCAGTACTAAATTATAAGGACAGGCCTCAAGAATTTAGAGATAAGTATTATGCATTGCCAAGACAAAACATGCATCATATTTTAAATGAAATTATGCAGAATATTAATAGTACTAGAACAGATTCCCCATATAGTAAACAATCTATTAAAGATTATTTTAAAGATAAAAGTTGGGAAGAATGTAATAAGCCGTTTGAAAAACATGTGTTATGGACAATGTTTGAAGAATGTAATCTTATAAAGAGAGTAAAACATATAAATATGCAGTGTGGAGATAGTGGCATACGAGAAATATTCTTACCATTACTGCAGAATAAAGAAATAAATAAAAGAAATAGAATTAGAGTAATGGATATATATAGAGACATATACAATGAGACACACCATGCTTAAATATGAACCACCAACAATGCAAGAAGTATATGATTCAGAAAATAAAGAATTGTTCACAGTAGTCTCTTTATTTGCTGGGGCTGGTGGCAGTTCTACTGGTTACCGACTAGCAGGTGGGAGAGTACTAGCGATCAACGAATTTGTACAAGAAGCTAGAGACACCTATAGAGCTAATTATAAAAATACCTATATATTCAATAATGATATACGAGAATTAACAGGTAAAAAAATATTAGATATCTGCCAGCTTAAAAAAGGCGAACTAGATATTCTAGATGGTTCACCACCATGTGCAGCGTTTTCATTTTCTGGCAAACGTAAAAGAAGTTTTGGTAAAATTAAATTATATTCAAATAAATCACAAAGAGTGGATGACCTTTTTTTTGAATATGCTAGGCTTGTAAAAGAACTGCAACCAAAAATATTCATAGCTGAAAATGTAAAAGGGTTGTCGCTTGGTAAAGTTAAAACCTTATTAGTGAACAATCAGTTGGATATGTTCAAAGATTCAGAACCTACTATAGTTGAAACTTTATCACAGTGTGGTTATAATGTAGATTACAAAGTATTAAATGCTGCAGACTATGGAGTACTACAAAGAAGAGAAAGATTGTTTATAATTGGAATAAGAAAAGATTTAAACTTGCAACCTTCATTTCCAAAAAGATTAGTTAATCAAGAAGTTACTTTAGAGGTAGCTTTTCAGAATATGGAAGAAGGGTTTAGACCATTATATGAAGAAGATACTAATGATATTACCAAATATTTTTCACAACTAAAAGAATGGCAATTAGTTTCAGCATTACACCCTAAAAAAATAGGACATTCTTATAGAAGATTAGCTAGAGCTAAGGCTTCTTCAACTATATGCCAAGCGTCTAATAGACATTATATTCATTATGATGGTGGTAAGTTCTTATCAATAGAAGAAGTAAAAAGAATATTTAGTTTTCCTGATGATTTCATATTAACAGGGTCTTATAATCAACAGTGGGAAAGGCTTGGGAGATCAGTACCACCTTTATTAATGAAGGCTGTGGCAGAACATTTATATAATACTATATTGAGGGTATCATGAAAAAAGTAACTTGGTTAGAAATATATCAAAAGATAAGAAAGAAATTTCCGCCTAGCACTAGGTGTAAGCCAGCAAGGTTGTTATATGATAGAAAAGAGTTAAAGAAACTATTAAGAAAGGATAGAGATAATGATTAGTTTAGTGCTTCAAGGTGTAGGCCTAGTTTTGTTAGTAATGCTTAGTTATGATTTAGGCAAAAGAAGAATGTATATGATGATTAAAACAGAAGTAATTGATGGATTATATGATGAACTAACTAAGTTGCAAGAAGAAAGAGAACTGCCAGATGACCTAGTTATCGGCATATAAACAATAAAGGAGAATTTGAATGATTGCAGGTCGTGATGTTAGAAAAGAATTACAACAAGTAGTGGCTGTTGATTCTGAAACGGGGGTTATGAAATTATTGTTAAGTAAGAAGGCCTCAGTAGAAGAATTGTTGGGAGCTCTTATTAAACTTAATGCAGTAGTGGTTAAATTATTGATGGATATTAGAACTAACCAATCAATAGATTTAAAGTCTAGGGGTTTAATGACTGAAGAGCACGAAACAAAGTAGTATCATGCTGGGAGGTAGTGGTCTCCCAGTCCACTAAGGAGGTTAATATGTCAAATAAGATTGATGAAAGAATTTTTATAGAGTTATATAAGACAGGTAAAAGTTCTATGGAGTTAGCTAAGATATTTGGTTATGCTCAACGTACTATTGAAAGGTATGAAGAGCAATTAAGAGTTAAAAATAAAATAGGGTATAGAAAAGCGTTGGCTTCTAAAAC